GATGCGCCACGTCGAAGGCGCCGATGTTCGCCAGGTCGAGATCCGCATCGGCGAAGCGGTCGGCAGCCTTGCCATACCGCGTCACCAGGCGCCTGCACATCGTGGCCGCGGTGTCGCAGTAGCCGCCGGTGTTGTCGCCCTTGACGGACAGCGTCACGGCGCCGGCCGGAGTCGATTCCAGCGTCACGGTGCCGGCGGTCGGGTTCGACGTCATCGCCACCGGTGCGCCGTTGTCGCGCCCCTCGTTGGCGATGACGCCCTCCGCGGACGCGCAGTGGTAGCCATAGGTCAGCAGCGCTGGGTTGACCGGCAGCGGCGTGATGTTCGACACCTGGCCGATCGCGAACGGCAGCAGCGAATCCTTCTGCTCGGTCTCGCCGCCCAGTTTCACCTCGGTGATCGCGGTGTTCAGGCGCTGCAGCTTGTCGCGCAGCTTCAGGAGCAGCGCACTCCGGCCGCTTGGCGCGATGTCGGCCACGATGCCATTGAAGATCATGCGGAAGTCGGCGCGCGGCCAGCGGACGTCGCCGATGTACGCCTTGAACTCGCGGTTCTTCCACACGTAGCCGGCGCCAGCCCAGCCGTCGCGGACGCCGGCGGTGTTGTCGATCACCACGTCGCCCGTGGAAAGTGCGCCATCGCCTTCCAGCGAAAGCCGCTCGGTGAAGATCGTCCCGACGGTGGCGATCGGGAGGTATTGCGTATTGGCCGGACTGTCGGCCGGCGACGTGATATACGTCTTGGTCCCCATATAAATCATGGTTTCCACGCCATCCACACGCGCCATCGCCTCGATCAGGACGCAACGATATGCAGCCGGGCTTTGCAGCCAGGCCAGGAACTGAGCATCAATCATTCAGGGAGAACCCTCATTTCAGTTGTGGCGGCGGCTTTCACCGCACCCGAGATCTTGTCCGATGAGGAAGCTGCGGAGCCCTGCACAGCCCGGATGAGGTCCCCCGTCTGCTGACGCTGTTCCGCCCGGAGCATCGCGTTTTCCGAAGACAGCGACTTGACTGCCGACACCAATGCTTCAGTGTTGGCAGTGCCGTACGAGCTGTACGGAATCGGCGTGTTCACCGGCGGCGCCACGGCGGTCAGCGGTACGGTGTTCTTGCTCGATGCTGCGTTCAGCTGCAGGATGGCCTCGCGCACGGACAGGACTGACTTGTTCACCTCGATCAGGCCATAAACCGAATCCTTCAGAGAATCGAGTTGCGCTTGGCCGACGTCGACCTGCTCCTCGGCCCACTTAGCCGCATCTTCGGTGGCCGCCTGCGCATACTGGAAGTCCTGCGTATAGCCGATGCTGCTGGCGTACATCACGCGTGAAGCTTCCAGGAACGAGATGTACGCATCCTGGTATCGACCTTGCGCATCCGCGTCACCACCGCGGGCGGCAGCGAGCACTGCGTCATATTGCGATTTCGCCTCGGCATACTTTTGCTGAGGTGACAGTGGTGACAGATCGCCTAGCAGAGCACTGTCTTTTAGATTGCGTAGGCTCGTAGCGAACGAGCCCATACGACTGATCGTTGCCTTCAGCGCCTCAGACTCGGCGTTGTACGCATCGGTCAGTGCAGATCGGTAAGACGCTAGGTCGACGGTTACCGTTTGACCGTCCTGATTCACCTGCGCGAACGCATCCGCAACGCCGAGCAGCACCGACACGGCTTCGGCGCCTCTTTCGCCCATCCGCATCTGCGCCTCGACCAGCGCCCGGAACCCCTCCCGGCTAGTTGGCATTTGTAGATTCACCGAGGCCAGGGCCTTGGCAATCTGCTGGCTCGCGGCCGCGTTCTTCTCTGCCTCCGTGTAGAAGGCGTCATAGTACGAGCTTGCGTTTGAGAACAGCTTGTCTATTCCGCCCGATGCTGCCATCAGCGCGCTAACTGCGGTATCGCTCAGGCTGGAGAATCCGACCAGCTGCACGCGCATCGCCGCCAATGCCGACTGCGTTGCGTTGATCTGATCGACAACTTTGGCCAAATCCTCCAGCGATGCGTCCTTCGCGATGCCGTTGAGCATCGTCTGAGCCCATGCAGGCAGCCCGATTCCATCCAGAGCGGTGCGGACTGAGCGGCTCAGCAAGCCCAGGTATTGCTCCTGCCCTTTTTCGCCATCGGCAAACTCGCGCGGAGCCCACTTCGATTGCCGCGTGTCGTTCCAATCCACGACGTCCTGACCCATCTTTTGAATGACCAGCGCGCCCCAGGCCCCATCCTTGCTGGTGTCGTCGGCGAATGCGGTCGCGGCTGTATAGCCTGCAGTTTTACCGAAGGCTAGTGCAGTGCTGTCCAGAATACCGACGATCCCCGAAGCCAGCTGCGCCGTCATGCTGTTGACTTCGTTAGACACTTTCGTGTGCTGAAAACCCAGTGACTCGGCTTTAACCGTGTTGGCGCCGACGGATGATGCGCTCGCCGCACCGCCGGTATGGCTTGTCCCCGACGTGTCGAACTTCTTCCACACCGCCACCGCAGCACCGATCCCGAGAGCGATCGGACCGAGGGCGCCGGCAATGGTGCCAATGCCTGCAGCGATACTCGAGGCTGTCCCGGCACCGATTGCGGCAATGCCGCCAGATACTGCGCCGCTGATTCCAGCGAGGCCACTTGACATAAGTGCGCCAAACCCGGCCTGCATTCCCAGCCCAGCTGCACCAAGCAAGCCAACTCCGGAGGTTAGCGATCCAATGGTGCCCAACGTGCCGACCGCACCACCAAGCCCACCTCCACCAGTCGCCGCCGCTGCATTGCCCGTGAGGCCCAGGGCGCCAGTCACAGCACCAGCGACTGGATTGACAATCGCCGACACGATCGGTCGCAGCACCAAGGTATTAAACATGTTCCTGATAGTGTCGACCAGATTCTTGCCAAAGCCCTTGCCGGATTCGAAGCCACGCATAAGCGCGTCCGTTAGGGATTGCTCAATCGAATCTGCTGCACGCTTCCATTCCTCTTTCGCCGTAGCTGCATTGTCAGCGACCACTTGCTTTTTGGCGCCGGATCGTTTTTCAGATGCGAGCTCTCTTAGTGCCGCAGCCTGGTCGCGATAGCCCTGAGCCATGCGCCCGGTCAAATCGAGGCCTTCTGCGATGCCGGCCTCCTCTTCCTTGCGTAGCGCCAGGCTTTCAATCCTCGCTATTTCAAGCTCGGCAAGTGCGGCGGTAGTCAGCCCGATCTCCGCATTTTGTTGCTGCTGCGCCTGAACTTGCTTTGCTATCGAGTCCAGGTCTTTATTCAGGGCATCGGTAGCGGCTGCAATAGCCTTGGCATATTCTTCCGTTTCCTTTGCCGTCTCATCCATCAGCTTCTTTGCTTCAGGCTGCTTAGCGATCAGCTGGGTAACCAGATCAACGTATTGTTCCTCCGTGACCAGACCCTTTTGACGCATCCCGTACAAACGCGAAAGGTCTTCCATATATGTGGCTGTCACACCTGATAGCTCGGCCAGTGTCTTTGCCTGGGCCGCATGTTCTTTGTTCGCAGCAGCGGCCTGCTTGGCTACCTCAGCGGCGCTGAGCCCAACCGTTGTCGAAGCCTTTTTGATGCCCACCATGGTGTCGATCATCTTGTTGCCGCCGTCAGTCCATACGTTCACGACGCTATCCCAAGCACCGGTCCAGCCTCTGCCGACGTCCTTGGCCACGTCGACAACCACGGTCGATGTCGACGCCGCCGTTTGTTTTATTGCGTCCCATGCGCCCTTAAAGTCGCCGCCGGCTACCTTCTGCAAGACCTCGATGGCGCCCGTAAGGTTGGTCGTAACCATCGCAGCGAAGCCGCCGATGACCTTGCCCACAGTCTGAAAGGTTTGAACGGCAGGCACGCCAACGGTGTAAATCGCCTTGAACACACCAGCGATCAACTGCCCGACCGTCTTGAGACGGTCTCCTTCGGTCATGGCAGTGAGAAAGGAGCCAGCCAGACTGCTAAGCGTAGGGAGGAGCTCAGCGGCGATACCGCGCGCAACACCTTGACCGCCGAGCATCAGGAGGTCGAGGGTATCGTTGAAAGCGCCGGCCTGCTCGACCGCCTCATCGCTCAGTGTGAGACCGAGCTTCCCGGCCATCTCGTCCAGCTCTCGCATTCCTTCCGAGCCGCTGTTGAGCATAGGGATCATGTCAGCACCCGACTTGCCAAAAATTGACATAGCCAGTGCTGTTTTTTGAGCACCGTCTTCCATTCCTGCGAATCGGTCGGCCAACTCGTACATCACCTGCTTATTGCTTTTCAGGCTGCCGTCCAGGTTGCGCGCCTTCACGCCAAGCTTTTCTAGGCCCTCGCTGCCGTCGACCAGGGCCTTCGACAGTTTGGACTGAGTGCTGGCCAAGGCATCAGCTTCCATGCCGCCCATTTGGTAGGCCAACTCCAGGCCGGCTAGGTCCTTGATTGCGATGCCGGTTTTCTGGGACAAGTCGCTGGCCGCGTCGGTTGCGTCAATTGCACCTTTGATCCAAGAACCGAACGCAGCAACGCCAGCCAGGACGGCGAGCGCGCCGACTGATTTCGCCAGTGCTCCGATCTTTGCGCCCATACCACCCATCGAATCACCAACGCTCTCGATGTCCCGCCGCGCCTCGCGGGTTCCGTTCACATCGAAGATTACTTCGGCCCGAGATCCACCCACCAATGACATTTTGTATCCTGCTCTAAGAGTTACGGCGCCGAGCCCATTCGTCGAGGGCCGCATGTTCCATGGCCTGCATCAGCCGGAAGATTCGATTTCTGTCGCGATAAGGTATATCTCCGCGTCGAAGGCAAACATCGACACCGGCATAATTGAGCCCGACGGGGCCGGCATTCCCAACGGTCCACTGAGTCTGCAGTTCAAGCCAGAAGAGAAACGCTTCTTCATTCTCCGGCCATAACCAAACCTCATCCGCCTCAAGTTCCAGACTGCCCTCGATGTACAGGCCCAACAGCGCGAGCCCCTTTTCTATCTCCGACTTAGGCTCATCCGTAGTGAGGCCCAGGAATTCCTTGAGGCACAAGTTGCCGCGTGCGTGGAAGCGCGCGGCCTCAATCAGTTTTTTGCGACGGCCCCGATATTGCTGAGATATGCCTTGGAGCACACCGACGCCAGACCGGGCTGCTCCAGCACGTCGGCGAGACTTTCGCCCGTAAAGTCGAGTGGAGTGCCTTGATCATCCAGGACGCCTTCCCAGCCAATCGCAACGCGTTGGATGAACGCAGTTACCGATTCATCTTTATCTTCCAAGACGGCCTGGACCTGAGCCTGGCTGAGGCGGATGCAATGCAAGGTGAAGTCGAAGGGAACAGGCTTTCCGTCTTCGCCCTTGATATGGCCCTTGACCTGGACCGGAAGCTTTTCGCGTTTTACGAGTTTGAATGCCATGGGTTGCTTACTTTCGTTTTTGGTGGGTTGGATTAAAGGCAGACCAGCTTCCACTCGTCATTGCCGGCAGCCGTTGGCACGAAGCGCAGGTCAAAGCCGATAAGGCGCTTGCCGTTCTTGTCGACCTTCTTTGGGTTGGTCAGCTGGACGTTCGGTGCGAACACGATGACCTTGTTGCCAGTCGCGGTGCCGATGGTGAACGCCAGGCTGCGCGACACGTTGCCGATGACGTCGGCCATCAGCGCGACTTCCTGGGCTGCGTCGAGTTCGATCTCGATCGAGCCGGACGAATCGCGGTCGGTAATATCGACGGTCTCGCTGTTCAGCAAGGCGTTGAAGTTCACCGCGTTACCGAAGTTCAGCTCCAGGCCCGTGCTTGAGTAAACTGTGCCCGCGGACAGGGCGCCAGCGGTGTACGTCGCGCCCAACGTGATATCGATTACGTTGGCTTTGGTCATCGGCACCGGCTTCTTCCAAGCGGTGTAAGTGACGCCGGTAGGGTTGCCCGTCACGATGCCGCCGTTGACGCCCGTCCATTCGAACTTGAGCGTCGGGATCTCGCCGACCTTGGCCGACAGCGTGCAGTTGCCCATGCAATCGAGTAGCTTGTGCAGTACGCCGTCGTCGTAGTAGTACTGGGTCAGCGCCTTCAAGCCAATCGAGACGGGGCTGTATTCCACCCGGGCCGGCGTGGTCAGCGAGCCCTCACCAGCGGCGCAGCCTTGCAGCAGCACGCCCCAGGCCGCAGGCGTCGCCGCG